ACCACCTCGTTTGTTTGTCGTTTTGGGAATAAAAAAGACCCTCCATCAAGACAGTCCCTTAAATCATTTCTATTAATTCCTTAATCTTTTTATATACCTCTTTATAATTCATATCTTTATCTATTAACTTAGGTAATTTCATAGATATAATTCTTTCAAGTGCTTGTATATCAAATAGTTCGCTTTGATTTAACTCATCTCTTTTCACACCTTTTGGAATACCTAATTTTTTTCTTACAAGTTCAGTAAAATGTTTATAATACATCTGAGGTTTATTGCTACCTTGACTAGTAGCATAATATACAAACTCTTGTATTTCATCTGTAAAATCTTTTCTTACTTTTTTGCCTTCTGTCCTTATATCCAGCCATTCCTGGTCTTTTTCTGTAGCAATATAATAACCATGTATTCTAATTTGTTTAAGTGTTTTTGTAACCCATTTTGTAAATAACTTTGCTTCTGGTTTATTACTTCTAAATGACATATTGTACACAGCTTCTTCTGTAACAAAAGTAGTACCGAAGTTAGGCAATTTATCTTTAAAGTTTCTAGTGTAGGAATCTCCGACAGTAGACTCATTAAATTTCTTTTTATATTCTCTATCTATATTTCTTAATGTATCACGAATATTTACTATGCCTAGTTCCTCTCCTACGTCATTTGCATTAAACCAAACTTCTTCTCCATTTTTGGACCACATTACTTTTACATTTTTCTCTTGTAAAATTTTCAACATACTACTACCTCCTGTTTTTATTTTCGACCCCTCAATTTGAGCCATCGAAAATATTAAATATTCGACTTTAGACATGCATGACATGCATATCTGAATAGTGCATGCCGTGCATTTTTAATAAATTTTTGTATTAAAAAAGACCTAGAAGTTAATCTAAGCCTTTTTAATGGGGGATACATATTATTAAAGGGAGCAAGTTCCAGGAATCGAACCTAGATTAAACCAGTACTTGCATGGTGAGTGAGGTTACCAAGCCCCACTCGGTTTTTAGACTTTGAATTAAGATACAAAATTGTATGAGATTTTAATCTCAATTCATATACTATTTTTTAGTGTATCCGTAGATTAATTGAAATAGAAAAACTAAAGATTGAACATAGTTAGAATTGAACTAACAGCATCCTCATGCCCTGCCTAGTCTGTTCATAGTGACTAGGGCAATCCCTTAACCCTAGTCAAATATTAAGTTTTGAGAGGGAAATCTTTATTTCCACAATACTATTATCTCATGCTTTTTTAATCAAAACGGGGAGAAAGTAGGGAATAAAGTGGGAATTTCTGGGGAAAAACTGGGGAATTTTCTAATTTTTAAATAATGGGAGTTCATTTTCCTTAATTCTTGGATAAAGCATATCCATAACTTTATACACTAATCTTTCCCTCACACATCTACATGTTTTTCTATCTGAGTTCATCTCTAAGGATATATAAACCATACTATTTTTCATTCTGCTATTATAAAATAGTTTAAAAAAATGTTCTTCTCTTATATCTAAGCATGTAAGTGCATTTTCTATTTTCTTCTTTTCTATTTCTTTATCTTTTTTCAGTTTTTTTAATCTAGCAATATCTCTTTCTTTTTTTATAATCTCATTCTCAACAGTTGAATTAAAAGCATATGTTGGACTTACTTTTTCATCATATCCAACAGCTTTACACCCAAATATCTCATTTTCTCTACTTTCTATATCTAATTCAAGATTTTTAATTTCTGCACTTAAAAATTTATAATGATGTAGTCTACCTTCTACTTTTTTAAATAGTTCTTTTTTATTAATATTATTATCCATACTTTCACACTCCTGTTTATGTTATAATAATCTTGGATAAAAGCTTTATATTTTTGACAAGTGGAGTGTGAAAGCACTCCTTTTCTCTTTTAATTAACTATTGCAGGTTTTCCCCTTTAAAGGGGAAAAGTCCATCCCTGCCTTAACTCACTATTGATAATTGACTATTTAAAAGTCTTATTTCTTCTTCAAACACTATAGGTAACTTATAACTATTTACAATCTCTAATACTTTATCTAATTGACAACGCTTTATAGCCTTATAACTATCTACTCCAAATTCTCGTTTAATCTGATGGTATATATCACTATAAACTTTACCTCTTAAAGATTTATTTTTATAAGCCTTACTTCCATGTCCACCAAGTGATTTTGTTGCTACTCTCTTAACCTCTTTAACAATACACTCACACTCGATATTGAATAATGGTGCATCATCCATAAAGTTCTCTAACTTCTCATTAACATTCTCTATTTTAGTTTCTAAGACTTCTTGTTTCTTATCTAGCATAAATATAGCTTGTAACTCCTTTGATGCACTTAAAAGAGGATTATTTAGTTCTTTTCTCATGGAGAAATATCCATCAACTATTTTCTCGTATTGCTCCCAAGCCTTATCGTCTTCCAGTATTTTAAGTAGTTTTGAATAACCTCTTTCAGATAACAAGTAAATATTTCTCGACTGATTAAAAGATTGTTTACTATATCCAACATCCTCGTAACCTAATCCTTCAAAAGGATTAGCCTTTAAATCACCTAGTCGCTCAGAACGACTCACTTTTAAATCTATAATATCTATATTTGTTTTAAATCTCTTTATATTATTATTAATTAGCTCATTTATATGTTTAAGTTCTCTATTATGTATCTCAGCTATATCTTTTACTAGCATTGCTTTCTTATGTTCTCCAAATCCACCCTCAATGTTATGAAATTTCATTCCCTCGATTTCTAAAGTTCCAAGTACTGTTATTTCTTTATTTATATTTTCATTCATAATTTATCTCTCCTTTACCATTTGATATATTCTCTATTCAGCTTTTTCACATTTTTATGAAAAACTGAGTACCTAATCTAACGAACGGATTTTTCCGTTGGTTAAATAACATCTTCTAATATAACCTCAACTCTTGGTTTATCACTGTAATATTTACTAGCTACAACCTCAACAATCTGCGTATCATCTTTATAAGCTATCTCATTGAGTGAATCAGCTATAATCTTGACCACATTATCAATATCTGGTTTTTTATTGGGTCTTAACACATTATTTCTTTTCTGCTCTTTAATCTTTTTACTGTTACTTTTTGCTATAGAGTAATAACATCTTAAAGTCATTTTTATGTATCCAGTAAAATAATGTCTAACTTTAGATTGATATAACCATTTTATTAATTCTTCATAGTCCTTAGTTTTCTGTGGTGTATAGGTCCTTTTAGTAGCCAAGTTAAATCTAGGTCTTTCTTTACCAACTGGTTCTCCATCTATTACAAGAAAAACTTTCATTTTTTCACCTTCTTAGCCTTCTTCCTACATTCTTTACAACAATAAACATCCTTAGATTTTTCATCAATATAAAATAATTTGCCACACCAACTGCATCTTATCCTTTTCAAAGAATCACTTCCTTTTAACTCACATATTTAATCTATTTCAATTTCGACTATAGTTCTACTTAAAAGCTTCACATTATAATTTTCTTTTATATTTTCCTCATCTTTTTTAAAAGCTCTTACTTCTTCTAAATTAGTAAATATCGTGCTGTATACTCCCCCTTTTAGCCACTCGCTAATTGTCTGCCAAGTCACTTTAAATTCTGTAATAACCATATTGACTGCTCCTTTTCATAATCTCACTCCCTAGTCGCAAAATCTATTTATAAAATTCTCTACGTATCTATATTGTTGTTTAATATAAGCATCATCTTCATTACCACCAGTAGCCATCCAGCCACATATTCTTCTATCTACATCACTTAATATGCCAAATGGGATATCATACTTATTTAAAGCATCATTTAATTGTTGTATATTACTTATCTCAACTTTATTTTTCATATTCAAATCACCCTTTTGATAAGTCAAAGTAAGTCTATAACATTCTAGTTTCATTCACAAACTTACCTTGACTATTTATTCTATTTACTTCTTAATTCCTCAATTATCTCAATTTCATCATCTGAAAATACCATACTAGCTTCCCCATCACAACTACCATTTTCCCAATCTCTTTTAAATCGTTCATATTCATTTATATAGCATCCAGTATATTCGTCTTGTTCTAAAAGATAATGTGCCTCCATTATTGTTTTTTCATCTTCTTCATTAAAATTAGCTAGACAATATTCATCTGCAAATTTAAGTACAATTACTTCTAAACCATCAATCAAGTTATAGTATCTAAGTGCATCTTTTAATCCTTCTTCTGAATACTCAAAGTCTACGCTTTGATTTCTTACCTGCTCCAATGTTCTTTTAGTCTTTAGTTTCACTTTATAGATGTTAAACATAATTTACAATCTCCTTCTCCAACCAATTTTCATATGTTGCATCACAATCTTTACTCTCACAATCTCTCCTATCATTTATACATCTACCACAAATCTCTTTTCCAAATTCCTTACACACTTCTCTTTCATCAAGATTATTTGACTTGCACATTTCTTTATTAGTCATAT